CATACATATGACCCCCGATTCTACGAAAATTGCCAGACGCCACCCGCGGCCGTCCCTCGTCCGTCAGGTCGCTCCGGTGTGTTCGTGCCATCCGACCCCCGTCCGTCGCGTCCGTGGACACCCGTGGCGTCCCAGATATATGATCGATTCCTTTTTTTATGTGCGTCTCCGATATCCTCAGATTGCCATATTGTGACCTCAGCCATTAAATGTTGAATGGGATATGAAGAATCCATATCTATCCATATCCATACTGAAATATACCTTACTATACCACCGACATGTTATAATGGTCGCAACCGTACGAGAAATCGTATATGAGGATATTTTGGAAAGGCTAACACATAAAATATTGGATGACGAATGGGCGACGAAAACACGAATAGCAGTACTGAATCGTCGTCTACTGAACTCGCCGCCAGCGATGGCCCAGCAAGTCCACAGGGAGCTGATAAAAAGGAGTATGAACTTAGGGCTTCCTATGAGCGTATTACCAACGATTTCATCAATGAGCAGGCCGAGAACGATTGGCCATGTTTGTCGTACAAATACAGAGTTTTTGCAGAAGAATATGTATCCAATGGCTATGACCACAGACAGGCGGCGAATGATGCCGGTTTCAGTAGGGAAAAGGGCATTGTATTAACACGAAACCCATTTATTAAAACGTACGTATCGTATATTAGAGGTTTCGACAAGACAAAATCATTAGTGACTAGGGATTTTGTAGATAGTAAGTTAGCAGAATTATACGACATGGCAATCGGCGACGAGAAGATTGACCAAGTGACATCGAAAGGCGAGACGTTTGCGGCTAGTTTATTCGATGGGAAGTTGGCTCTAGGGATATTGCAAGAGAGAGCCAAAATCAACGGAATTTATGAAACGGGCATGGATAGTGCACAAGAGTTAATAGAAGCCTTCAAAGAAATGGCGGACAAACTACCAACATGAGCAGTCTTGCACTAAAACGACAATCAGAACGCTGGTATCCTCTAAAGGACCATCCCGTTCAACTGGCACTGGTCAAAGCTGTGTCGGAAGGTGTAAGATTCCCTGTTGTTCCTGCAGGTCGTCGTTCTGGCAAAACTGAACGATTCAAACGTTTTGTTGCTAAGGAAGCGATGCGCAACCCAAATGAAAAATATTTTGCTGGTGCTCCTACTTGGGCGCAGGCTAAAAAGATATTTTGGGACGACCTCAAAGATTTAACTTTTTCATCTGCTCACGTCAAGAAACCATCTGAATCATTCCTTATCATTTATCTGCCAAACGGGTCAGAAATTCATGTTATAGGTTTGGATAAACCAGAGCGGATTGAAGGTGTGAATTGGACAGGTGGTGGCATAGACGAGATTGCAAACATCAAAGAAGATGCTGTCAATCTAAACATAATGCCATCGTTGAATACAGTGAATCCAACGCGACCAGACTACAGAGCGTGGTGTTGGTTCTTAGGCGTACCTGAAGGATTAAACCACTATTATGATATGGCACAGTTTGCGATATCAGACGAAACCGGTGAATGGGCGCATTTCCATTGGAAATCAGCAGATATACTACCTGACGACATCATCAAAGCTGAGATGCGCAGACTCAGCAAAAAACAGTTTAAACAAGAATATGAAGCTTCATTTGAAACGGCATCTGGCCGGATTTATGAAGAGTACAACAAAGACAATCATACGACCCGCACCCTTCAGCCACATGAACAGATATGTTGGATGCATGACCAAAACTTTACTCCTCTATCTAGTGCGATTGGCATAGTAGAGCAGGGCAATGTGTACCTGCTGGATGAAATAGTTTTGACGTCAGCCATTTCTGAACAGTCAGCCAAGGAATTTGTTGAAAAATTCAAAGACCACAAGAACAAACACGTTATCCTATATGGTGATTCAAATGGTAAGTCCGGCGAAAAACACGCCCATACCTCGGATTATACGGCTATCGAGGCAGTATTGGCCCTCAATGGGTGGCGAAGTACAAGGGAAATCAAGAACGGCAATCCCCCGATAAAGGACCGCCAAAATGCAGTACGGGCTAAAATACGTTCTGCTGATGACCACATTTCATTATTTGTGAATCCAACTACGGCCCCATGGTGTGACAAAGGTCTTAGTACAGTACAATTGCAAAAAGGTTCGACGTTCCAAGAAGACCAGAAAAATCAATATCAGCACATAACTACGGCAATCGGATATATGATAGACAGAGAATTTCCAGTCAATGACGAATCAACGTTTGTAGTTATGCAAGTTGCGGGAGTTGGTCATGCTTAAGTCTGAAGACCTACACCAAAATTATCAGGACAACATGTACTATTGGAATCGTGCATGTGACACATACAATGGCGAAAAAGTCATACATGATGCGGCCGAAACTTATCTGCCTAAATTAGATAAGCAAACAGATGCACAATATGAAAGTTATAAAATACGTGCCAGATACCTCAACGCTGTGCGTCGGACAGTGGATGGACTGACAGGTTTAGTTTTTAGAAAAGAGCCACTATTAAACGCTCCGGATTTGGAAGTTTTCACTGATGACGTATCATTGCACAGTCAGTCGATGGCAGATTATGGCCAAGAAGTTCTAAGGAATACGCTTAAAGTTGGTGCTGGCGGTACATTGGTTGACTACCCTAAGGCCGTAGGCGGCATGTCAGTTGCACAGGCCGAACTGCTAAACCTAAGACCCCTATTCAAATTCTATACCTGCAAGAATGTTAGGAACTGGCGATATAAAACAGTTAACAACGTATCAACGTTAGTAGAAGTTGTGCTTTACGAAGAATACGAGGACGACACTGGTAGCGCGGCCACACAATACCGCCATCTTATTATTTTAGAGCCAGACGAGGAAAACGGAATCGTCGGAGGATATGCTCAAGTGGTGGTTCGTGGAGTTGGTAATTCACAAACCCAAGAAGTCATTATCCCACTATTAAACAATGAACCAATGGATTATATTCCGTTTGTTTTCCATCGTGGACGTTCTGGCATAGAGTTTGACCAGCCACCATTAACAGATTTAGTAGATACGAACATACACCACTACCAATTAAAAGCAGACCACCGACAGGGTTTGCATTATGTAGCATTGCCAACACCTGTGGTATCTGGTGCTAAACAGCCAGTAGATAAGGAAGGCAATCCAGTTACTATGGCATTAGGTACTGGCGAGATATGGTTCTTATCAGACCCAACTGCAAAGGCCGCATTTTTAGAGTTCACTGGCAAGGGACTAGAGGCTATTGTAACAGAATTAGCCACTATTGAAGAACACATGGCCCAGCAAGGTGCACGAGTATTACAGCCAGCCGAAACTATGTCAACAGCAACGGCCACTGCTTCTATGATAGGTGCAAAGGGCGAAACTAGTCTATTGGCCAGAATTGCTATGGTAGTTTCATCTGAAATGACTCAGGCGCTGTGGTATGCCGCTCAATGGATGGGCAAGGAAGATAAAGCCGAATATAAATATACACTTGCTACTGATTTTTTGCCAACAGGCTTAACTGCACAGATGTTAGACTCTATTGTTAACAACTGGCAGAAAGGAGCATATAGCAAAGAGAACATGTTTAGAAATTTACAACTTGGCGAAATCATTCCTGCCGATGCTGATTTCCTAGACGAAGAAGAAAAAATTGCAAACGAATTCCCTGCTATCACCAACGATGAAGAAGAAGATTTTGGCGGCGATGACGACGAAGATAATAACGACGACGAAGATAATAGCGAATAATGGATTACTTTGACGAGACATTGAAAGACTGGATACGCATTCAACAAGCAGGTTTGGGTGTGGCCAGAGCGTCTCAAGAAGTTATGAGTAAGCGGAATAAAAAAATCCTTAGTATGATAGGGTTTAATGTTGGGCCTGTCAGTGTGGAGTCTATAACGCGAAGAATTAAAGAATTAGACATAAAAACAAGGAAAGAGTTTTTTAATCTAATGGAAGACGATTTAGTTAGTGTGGTAGCATCGACTGTTAAGAATGAAGCATTGAATGTTGAGTTATTGGGCATAGAGTTAAGTGCCGGTACAATGTCAACAGCAGGATTTATTAAGTCCTCATTGGATACACCAATGGTAGGCACAGATTTAACAGTTAGACAAGTGATGAATGGCGTATTTGCTGACTCAACAGAATCTGCACAGAATATAGTAAGACGAGCGTTAACTGAAGGCAAAACTGGAGCACAAGTACGTTCCGGATTAAAGGTAAGGTTTAACGTTGATAATCGCCATTTAGAAACTGCAGTATCGACAGCCATCAATAGTGTGGCTAATACTGCAAGAGATGGTTTTTACAAAGATAATAGTGATGTAATAAGTCATGTTTTATGGAGAAGTACATTAGACTCCAGAACATCGAGTATATGTCAGAGTTTAGATGGACAAGCGTGGAAGGTTAATGACCCACACCCAAGTCCGCCAGCACACCCGAATTGTAGAAGTTTTTTAGTACCAGTTGTTAAAGGCGTATCGATAAAAGAAACTAGATTATTGACCAGACCTGCAGTGGCGAATGGCAAAGCTAAAAGACAAAAAGTTAGTACTTACGGCGAATGGTTAGGCCGTCAGAACAAAAAATTTCAGGAGCAGATTCTTGGAAAGAGGAGAACCGAAATCTTTAGAGATGGGAAGTTATCATTTGATAGATTTTTCACTAAAGACGGACGCCAATTAACAATACCGCAGTTGGAGCATAAATTATGAACATTAAATTTGAAGACATTAAAGACCAAGCAGGATTAGAAGCCGCAGTAACTAAGGTTATTGCTGAATCAACCGGCACATTGACTACTAAAAATGGTGAATTGCTAGATGAACTTAAGGCCGCTCGCAAATTAATCACACCTGAGGATGAAATAACTCGTCTAAAGAAAATTGAGACTGATTTTGAAGAATTGAAGAATAATAAAATGTCTGGTAACGCAGAATATGAAAAATTAATCAATAATGCCAAAACTCAGCACGAAACCGACCTACAGGGAAAGAATGCTACAATTGATAAATTGAACGGCCAATTGAACACAACATTGGTTAGTGAAACTCTAATTAAAGCATTGTCAAAGGCTAACGTCAATAAAGACTTATTAAAAGCGGCGGCCACCATGCTTACTCCACAAGTCAGTGTAATCGACCAAAATGACATACGTGTTGCATTGGTTGGCGATCAGACAATTCCGGATTTTGTTAAAGATTGGGTAACTACTGGCGAAGGCAAACATTTTGTGACTGCACCGAATAATAGTGGTGGTGGTGGCGACGGTAACGGCAGTGGCGATGGCCAAGGTTCTGAGCAAGAGAAATATTTTGACCCAGACCATAAAGAATTCAACATGACCAAGCAAGCATCTTTGTATAACACAGATAAGGCAGAGTACACCCGCCTTGCTGAAAAGTATGAAGGTGTCGAAGCGGGAATGAAGAAAGCATCTTAAACGGTGCGTGGGGCCAATGGCCCTGTCCTTTGGTTCGGCACAGAGATTGATAACATGGCTACAATCTCCGGCGTTCGAAATCCAAGTGCCTGAGGCACGTCTAGTGACTGGATACTAAAATAGTTGTTCCATAAGGAACTTTTTTTAACTGCATTTTTAGGAGTCATATTATGACATTACTAGCAGATGTATACGTACCAGTCCCGTTTAACGCTGGCGTAGACAAAGCGGCAACCGAGTTAAACATTTTCATCCAATCGGGCGTACTTGGCTCAAACGCAATCATTACTGGCGAAGCGGCTGGTTCTGGTTCAATTGGTGAAATTCCACATTACAACCCACTTGATGTTTCTGCAGAGCCGAATTATTCGTCTGATGTAGCGGCTGATAAATCAACGCCTGATAAAATTGGGTCTGGTTTGCAGAAATACCGCAAAGCATTTATGAATAATTCATGGACTACTATGGATTTAGTTCGCGAACTTGCATTGACAGACCCACTACAGGCAATCACTGGTAAGATTGGCCAATATTGGGCTACTCAAACGCAGAATCGCGTAATTCGTACTGCTCTTGGTGTTCTTGCTGATAACGTAGCAAACGACGGTGCTGATATGCTTCGTACAATCGCTACTGATGATAACAGTGCCATTTTAGATGCTGAACGTATTTCTGCTGAAGCGGTTATTGACGCCAAGCAGACATTAGGCGACCATGCTACTATGCTTTCAGTAATTGGTATGCATTCTGTTGTTTATAGCAACTTGCAGAAGCAAAACTTAATCACGTTGATTCCAAATGCGCGTGGCGAAATCAATATACCAACTTACCTTGGTTATCGCGTAGTAGTTGATGATGGCATGCCTGTTACTGCAGGCACTTACCGTAACACTTACACTACGATTTTGTTTGCTGAAGGTGCTATTGGTTACGGCGTAGGTTCTCCTTCCGTTCCATCTGAAACAGGCCGCGAAGCGGATGCTGGTGACGGTGGCGGTCAGGATTTAATTTACTCTCGTCGTACTGAGTTGATTCATCCTGCTGGTTTCTCAACTGCGGCTGACCCTTCAACCAAGCAAACTTTCACACTTGCTGAATTGGGTGCGGGAGCAACTTGGAATCGTGTTGTTGAGCGTAAGAATGTTCCTATGGCGTTTTTACAAACTAACGGCTAATAAGTCGTAAACTAAGGACATCGGCCCAAGGATGGGCATTATTGAGGATAACAAAATGAATAACGAAGCAGATATTGTTGAAGATGAAGTAACTGAAGAAGTTGCTGTTGAAGAAGAAGAAGAAGTTGCTGTTGAAGTGACTAATGAAGAAGCAACCGAAGAAGATGAAGTTGCTGAAATAGTTACTCCACCATCACTAGCAGAATGTAACGCTGTCGAACAACGACACGTTGACATGGCCAAGAAAAAAGCGGCTGAAAAAGAATAATCCATTAAAGGCACTTGTCATGGCAATAATTAAAAATCAATTTACTAAAGGCTGGCCAAAAAATCCATGCCTTCAGCCAATCGGTAAAATGACTGCTGTTGTCAGGGCGGTGCTATATGGTTCTCCTAGAGATTTAACCGAAGCCGTTAATGCTATATTTTTGGCTTACTTAACAAGCAGTATTACTCCTCAATATGGCGAGTTTAAAAAATTTTCCCGTTTAGATTCTGCCACCGTTCCAGACTTTGAAGGTCTGGTTAAAACTGTGCCTGAGCACTGTGCGCGGTTTGTCGGTGCTAGGATGGTGGAGAACGAAATTGAAGTTCCGTATGTTTATAATTGGACGCAGAAAGATTACCCAGAGCAAGTGACAACGCAAGTTGCAGACCAAGTGTTACCTGATGGTAAAACATATGAAGTTGCTAGAATTTCATTACCGTTAACGGAAGGGGAAGCTCCGTTAGGAATGGCAACGCTTACCGAGAACACGAACTTCACAGATAATCGCGAATACATAAATAGTTTGTGGGTAAGAGCAAGTAAGGCTACAACTATACAAGTAAACGCGCCTAATAATGCTTTAAGCCCAACCGTTAACATAACAACAGAATGGCAAAGAGTATCCAGTGCTATAGGATCAGACATTTTAGGCTTATATACTGTTACAGGATTCCATCGCGGCTATTGTTGGGGTGATGATTGGATTGAATATGCTGGTGCTCAGATTGAAGATGTAACAGGACAAGCCAACCAAAACCCATCGGAGTATGTTTCTGTTGGCGTTGGTACCGGCGCAGAAGAAGGTAATGATGTTGGGTTTGATACTGGTATTGTTGGGTGGGCTGATTTGACGGGTACATCAACTTGGTCTGTTGATAAAATGATTTTAACAAACTCAACAGCGGCTAGAGCGCGTACTGCGTATGAGTTGGATTTAAAACCTAATACGCTATACACATTAAATGTCACAATGCTGACAGGAGACATGACAATAGGAGTGGGAACTACTGCTGGAGGTTTTGACTTATTAGCATTGCAACTCAACATAGATATTGGCGTTACCACCTACTCTTTCCGTACTGATGCAACAGGTGTTGCACACTTGATGTTCAAGAACCAACAGCAAGACCTTAATGATTTTAACTTAATTAATGGGTGGTCACTCAAAGAAATAAACCACGGCTCAAACGTCGATGGCTTGAAGTTCTTTGAGACTCTGAACTATAACGCTGTTGTCGATAATGTCGTTTCACAAATACCTTTTAACGTAAATGCAGGAGTCCAGTTAAATCAAGACCCTACTTTTCTTATACCTGATGAATCTGTTGAAGGCGTTAATGATTGGGCTTGGCAATTCTCTGGTTGGCGTATTGTAGGAAATAAATTAGAAAATGTAAGTGGTTTTGCTATAGTAATAGCAAAAGCAACAGATATAGACTTTGGAGGCACTAGCCCTACAAATGGTGAATACTATAGACTTCAATATGCCGTTTCATGGGTAGAAGAACCACTAACTTTTAGTTTAGGTTCTATTAATTTAAAACAGTATGGAAAAGGTAATGTTGATATTATTATTTGTGTCGCAGAAGCAGCAAATTTTAGTCTTATTACTGCTTTTGCAGAAGCGGCAGGAGCATCTACTCTTGAAAATGTTTACATCACCCCTCTCACCAACATACCTGACGACATTCTCAAGGGTGTTTTAATCGAGGGGGCGACGACGAATCTAGCTGTAGATAGCGAAGATTTTACAACCTCCGAGTGGTCAAGAACGGCGGGTACTACTGCCACTTCCGGTGTTGATGCGCCAGATGGAACAACAAATGCTTACACTATTACGGATGCAGGTACAAATGCAAATCTGTACGATACAATTAATGTATCTGCCGAGACCTCCTATACGCTATCTTGGTGGCATAAAAACATTACAGGCGGAGCTATTAAGTATCGAATTTACGACCAGACGAATAGTGCTGAAATAATAAGTGGAAACTACGAATCTGAAGTAGGTGTCGGCTGGGTAAGAAAGAGTATTACGATGACAACCCCTGTAGGTTGCACCAGAGTATACGTCTACCCTGTTCATGTTCTTACGTTAGGGCAGAGTATTGACTTATTTGGCGCACAGATTGAAGCTCTCCCATTCCCAACATCCTACGTGCCAACATCAGGCAGTTCTGCGAATCGGGTTGCGGAGGTTTGTGAGAATGTATTGCCAAGTGCAATCGCAGTTGCCGATTCAGAGTTTACGATTGCGTTTGAGGTTGAGGTGCAGTTTGATGTGATAGATTCAGACTCTAATCAATATCTACTTTCATTCTATAACGATGTAGATAATTCTGTAATTATTTCTTACAATGCAACTACAGGCTATTTAAGAGCTTCTATTGAAGCAGGTGGAGCTCCTGGGTTTTTAGATGCTAATGAGTTTGGCGCAATAACTGAAGGAGCAACTATTAAAGGGTGTATTCGTTTTGACAAAACTGCTGGAATATACAACATATTTATCAACAACACTAAAGAGACTACCTCTAAAGCAGTATCAAATGCTTTAAATTTATCAAGTGCATCTTTTCATATAGGCTCTAATAATAATGGTCTATTTCAATCCAACCACCCAATCAAGAACTTCAAAATTTACAGCAAAGCATTATCCGACGAGAAATGTCTGGAGTTGACAGCATGATAAACGTACTCTTTGCAGTTAATGAAACAACGTGGGGCTTGTTGAAGCAGAACTTCCAACGCGATGAAGATGGCAATCGTCTACGGACTGACTTAACTGATTCGCAAGCACGTAAGCTACGCCACAATGTAAGCGGGTTTTGGAAAACACCCGAAATCGGTGGTCAGAATTACCATGTTGTCAGCTGGGATGTGCCTGAGATTTATGGTGATGGAACAATACCGTTTCCAGTTATGGCTGATGGGCTTCGCTGGGTTGAGTTCTTACTGACGGAGTTTCCAAACAAGTTCCATATTATCGGCGCATGGAATACAGATGGTTCTATGTTTGGTACTGAAATTGCACAGGTTGAAAATGGGGTTAATTCAGTTGAAACACAAACAAAAGTTGTCACTCCTACAGATAAAGAAATTATCGACATTGAAGCGACGATTGCTAATCAAGTTCTGACGATGAAAACAATACAAGTCGATGTGATTACTTATGAGCCAAGTGGTGAATTTATTGATGTACCTCATTACGACGAAGTAACCGAAGGTACTCCTATCTACCCAATACACGCTCAGTATATGAAGATATTCCCTGATGTAGATGGCAACCCTGCAACAGTACCAACAAACGTAAACAAGAACTTTGGCCGTGGCGATAGACGGTGGAGCATATAATGACATCTTACGCAACATTAGTAGAAGCAGAAGTTTACAACACTGGTGATGCCACTTGGGACGCCGCAACTGACCAGCAAAAACAAGACGGGTTAGATTATGGCACTAAGTACATCGATTCAAACTATGATTGTGTGGACATTGACATACTTGCAGTGCCAGACGACATTAAGCGGTCCAATTCAATTTTAGCACTAGTACATTTAACTACGCCACTATGGGAATCTGAACCTAAAAAAACTTCAATAAGTTCTGAATCAACAGATCATGGTAACGGAGTTAAAACTTCGACTAGCTATGCAGGTTCTGATGATTCACTAGTTGACCCGCACCCAGATGTGTCAATGCTGTTGAGAGGATATTGTGTCCTGTTTGAAGAAAAAACAATAGGAACCGCTTCAGTTGAACGGTCATGATGAAAGACAAATTACAAACTACTATGAAAAGGGATTTTGACCGAGTATTGGCCGACGGGGTTAAATCTATTTTGTTCAAAAATTATTTGAACACATACGATATAGCAACTGGTGATAATGCTAGAGTTGCATCTGACGTTTCTACTCGCGGCCTTGTTAATCAAGTGACTGAAGCAGAAATAAACAAATCAGATGGCAGAATTAAAATTGACGATTTGAAAGTGACTATCATATCGAGCGAATTAATTGGAGCACCAAAAATCAATGATATTTGTGACATAGAAGATTTTGGTGAACATAAAGTGTCAATGGTAAATATTGATGCTTGGGGTGCTTCTTACGTTTTACGGGTGAGCAAGGAAAATGGCTAACATAACAGTGGACATATCGCGGCTTGGTAGTGCCGTGAAAAAAGACGCGGAAAAAGGAATGCGCAAAGTAATATTTTCTGTGTTTGCCGCTCTTGATTCTGCTAGTCCATTAGGTCGTCCTGAATTATGGAAACAACCAGCACCGGAAGGGTACAGAGCAGGATGGTTTAAAGCAAATTGGCGAGTAGTTTTTGGGTCAGTTCCTTCAGAACCTAGAAACAAAAATACTAGAATTGCTGTTACCCCTAATCTTACTAAATTTAAGATTGGCAAACCTGCTGTCATTGTAAACAATGCTCCTTATGCTGAAAGATTAGCACAGGGCCACTCACAACAATCACCCCTTGGCTGGGTTGATAGTGCAGTACGAACAGGGGTTAGAAATGGCTCTAGATGATTTAAGAAAAGAATTAGAACAGCATTTTGACGGGTTGTGGATTCCTGCCGATGCTGAAGTAGAATATGGGTCTGAGCCTCTTGGTTCAGTACCTAAGGACCAGATTTTTCCAATGGTTAGAGTATTGGTTCAATCTGGGTTATCAGTCAACACGGGTGTTAGAGGCTGTGTTGATCGAACTGGTTTTATTAGTGTTTTTATTTATACTAAGTATGATGCTGGAGCGGGTATCGCTTGGCGGTTGTCAGATAAAGTATTGAACATTTTTGAAAACAAAAGAATCGGCAATATTGTTACTTTTGAAACTTCTGTCTATGACAGGGGCAGATTAAGTGATGCCGGTATTAGAATTTTTGAAGCAAGTACATCATACGAGGCGAAATATTAATTATGAGTTCATCCAACGAAATAGATATCATCTATGCTCCTGAAACTGTCACTTATGGTGTAGTTGAGTCAGGTCAAGATTTTGAAACAGTGCGTAAGACAAGCGATGGCCTGTCTGGTACTCCTGAAACTAGTGTGTCAGCAGAAGCACGTAAAGACCGTCAATCAGCAGGCCAAATCCTTGTTGGTTTAGAAGTGGGCGGTCCAATAGGTTATGAATTGTCAGCATCTAAATGTTTTGATGATTTCATTGAAGCTGGAATGGGTACGGCATGGGCGGCTAAGGTCAGTAAGTCTGCAACACTAACTATCGATGTCAATGCGGGAACATTAGACCGTTCTAGTGGAGATTTTGGCACTGATGGTGTTAAGGTCGGTATGCCAATCACATTACAAGGATTCGCGGCGGCGGCCAACAATACTACTGTATTTGTTAGTTCCGTAGGTGCAACTTCTCTTGATGTTGTTTTCCCTTCTGGCGTTAGTGATAGTGGTGGTGGTACTGGTTTTATCATTCCTAAAAATACTAAGATTGGTACAACACGCAAATCATTCTCTATTGAGAAGCAATTTACTGACATTAGTAAATTTTTGTCTTATGCTGGAATGCGTTCCAATGGGTTTACTTTAGAAACTTCAGTTGGCCAGCCAGTGTCAGGCGAATTTAACTTTGGCGGCGCAGATTACGACAATAACGCAGTTTCTATTGCAAATGGTCACACAGTAAATGCGGCTGATTCAAACCAAAAGATTAATTCCACAGTGGACATGGGCGTTCTGGTTGTTGACGATTTAGCAGTCCCATATTGTGTTGAAGGCATGAGTATTGCTCTTAACAACAATCTTACCCCAACCAAGTGTATTGCTAAAGTTGGTCCTAAAGACCAAATTCCTTTTGAAGCAGAAGTAACTGTTGATATTACTGCTCATTTGGAAGCCACTAACTTTGCTTTAATCGGCAAGAAAATTAGCCAAGAACCTCTAGCCATCGGGTTTAGTTTACGTGATGGTGACGGCATCGGTTACGCTTTTTATTTCCCACGTGTGCAGTTATCATTCCCAGACCCAGCAATGTCTGGCAAGAATGCACACGTCATGATTGAAGCAAGTGGTGTAGCAAGCTATGACGAAACCGACGGCAATACAATGTTTGTATACCGACTAGAAGATTAATTTTAACTAACTATGTGAGAGCAGACACATGAATTTTAATATACCAGCTTTAGACGTACAGGGGTCCAATAACGGACGATGGTTTGATTGGAAATACGGGATTTCTTGCAAAATTGCAAGGCATGGAAACCCAGAATACTCTAAAAGACTATTAGAAATTTTGGATGCCCACGTTGGCGAATCTGATGCCACAGAAGTTGCAACTGAAATAGTAGCAATGTCAGCAGACACTATACTGCTTGATTTTAAAGGATTAACTGATGGCGAAAAGGAACCGACAGAAATTCCATATAGTAGAGAAGTGGCCATTGAATTGTTAACGGCTGAGGAATTTATTGAATTCCAAACTTGGGTTGAATTAACGTCCAAGAAAATGAGCAATTTTTATAAGGAGAAAAATAAAGAAGTGGTAAAGCCCTAACGGAGTTGCTCCAGTGGAATTGGAATTATGGCGACCACATAAAGTTTTTTGAGCAAAAAGCTGAACTTGGTCTGGCAACTCCGCTCGATTCTGCTCCGACGGTGGACCAAGTTCAGCTCCTCATTTATGATGCTTATTTGATGTTGAATAGGTCTAGACAAGGGAATAACATTAGTTTTATGGAGATTGAAGCATATTGTAGATTGTTTAGCGTTCCAGACATAAAATTGTTTGTAACATCAATTCAGTCACTTGATAAAAAATTAAAAGAGTTAAACAATGGCAATCAAGACTAATATTGAAGTAAACGTTAAAAGCGGTAAGGCATCTGCTAATTTAAAGAAGCTAAAGAAAGATACTGACGGCCTTAGCCGGTCTTCCAAGGGGCTAGGAAAGGACCTCGGTGTGCTTCGGGGGAACTTTGCGGCACTCGGAGGGGTGGCTATAGCCGGAGCTATTGTAGCATTAGGGAAAGCCACTCTTGCGGCTGTAGACTTTGGCGACAACATAGCAAAAACTGCTGATAAATTAGGCATTTCTACTGATGCACTGCAAGAATATCGATTCGCGGCAGAACAAACTGGCTTAACCACTACCCAACTTGATGTAGGCATACAACGTTTCACGCGCAGATTAGCTGAAGCGGCAGACGGTGCAGGTGTTCTTGCTCCTGTAATGAAGGATTTGAACATTGAATTGCGTGACTCAGAAGGCAATTTACGTTCTACTGAAGACGTATTAAATGATTATGCAGATGCAATCCAGAATGCCGATTCTAGCTCTCAAAGACTATTACTGGCGTTTAAAGCTTTTGATACTGAGGGTGTGGCATTTGTTAACACTCTCAAAGATGGTTCTGCTGGGTTACAAAGCTTAAGAAATGAAGCAGTCGATTTAGGGCTTATTATGGATGAAGCATTAATCCGTAAAGCAGAAATAGCGGCTGATAAGTGGAACATACTAACCACACAAATTGGAGTCGGGTTTAAATCAGCGTTGTTGTCTGTATTAGGTTTAATGGCTGACCTTCGCACTCCTGAAGAAATGGTTGCAAGTTTAACAGAAGAACTAAAAGACACTAATGAAGAAATAATAAGACTGGCCGCCAATTTACAACAAATTAAAAACACTGGCGGTTCTGGGGAAGCAGTAAAAAAAGAACTACAAGAATTAACTGAAAAGGCAAGGGAATTAAATGCGGAATTATCATCTGCGCAAACTGATGTAGATTTAAGTTCATCAGACAACAACACTAATGCCGCAGTAAAAACAGAAGCAGAGAAAAATGCCGAATTGATGGCAATGGCGACTGAATTCAGGAAAACTGATAAAGCTTTAGCTGAACTTGCTCTCATAGATAAACTAGAATCGCAAGCTGAAATAGAAATGCAGGCGGCGGCAGGATTAGCGACTAGCAAGGCATTGTTGCATGCCCAAGCAATAGAACAACAAAAAGCACTTGATGAAGAAGCATTAAAAGGAACCAGAAAAACTTTAGGCTCTTTAAATGTGCTAATGTCTTCTTCATCTAAAACGTTATTCAATGCAGGTAAAGCGGCGGCGCTAGCCGGTGCAATCATAGATGGGTACGCGGCGGCCACGGGTTCATTCAAAGTGGGCGCAAAGATAGGTGGCCCCCCATTAGGTGCGATATTTGCGGCGGCGTCTCTTGTGGCAACCGGTGTACAGATACAGAATATTAAGAAAACTAAAATGAGTCGTGCGCATAGTGGTCTTGACAGAAATGATGAAGAACGTACTATATTAGTCAAGAAAGATGAAATGATTTTAGATTCTGGCACTTCTGATAAGGTCCGTAAAAATATAGACAATGCCACTAAGCCTAATGCTGGCGGCGGCGATTTAATTGTCCAAGTAAGTGCAATAGACACAGAATCATTTATAACCAGACTTGGCCAGCCTGACGTTGTGAATTCTATGTGGAATACCTTATTAACCAAAATGAATGAAGAAGGAAGGAGATTTGCATAATGAGCGGTGCACTGCCAATAACCCCCATTCCTAAAGAAATTAAACTGATTAGTATTCAACCTATAATCAAAACTGTTAGTGCTTCAGGCAAATCTCAACGGCGCAAAACCGAAGGACACCTTTGGAACATAAAAATTATTTATGACATAATGTTGAGAGAAACCATAGCACCTTTGTTTGCCTTTGTTGCAGGACAAGGAGCGGATAGTTTTAGTGTGATTGTGCCAGACAAGGCTGAACCGCTTGGCGACGTTAGTGGTACTATTCTTGTTCCATCAGGAGCAAAGGGCGCTAATTCTATCTCTGTTAATAATATGAGTGGTACTTTAAAGGCCGGAGACATTTTTAAATTTAACAATCATTCTAAAGTATACATGATGTCTCAGGATTCTTCAGGTTCTACGTTAAACTTTTTTCCTGACTTAATAACGAGCGTTAATTCTACTGCATTACAATATGTCGATGTCCCTTTTTTAGTTTATTTGCCGGATGATGTCACAGAATGGAATACTTTGTCCCCGCAAATAAGTAAATATGAGTTGAATGCCACAGAGGCTATAGGCTAATGGCTAACCGAGGATTATCAACAGGAACAATCACTGCACTCAGCCAAGACAACGTTGAGTATTATTTCTTGTTGCGAATTGATTTTGCGACAGCACCATTTTATGAATCGTTAGCGCCTTACGACATCGACTATGATTTTGGCGACGGTATAAAGTCATTCTTATCAAATGGCTACACAATAAAAGTTCCAACGATTACAGAATCATTAAAAATAAAACCATCAACTATTTCAATTGATATGTCGGGGGCTAGTGAATCAATGCATGCATTGACACTCGCTGAAAATTATAAAAATGCCGACGTTTACATATATATATACATATCAAGCACAGGTGAAACGACACAAATATTTAAAGGATTTCTTGATTCATACAAATCAACTGAAGATATTGAGAACAGTAAGAGTTCGGTTGTTTGGTCGGTCGCAAATCACTGGACTAATTGGGATGCGACTGAAGGCCGTTTTATTTCTGACGATAATCAACAAGCAGTCTTCGCTGGCGACTTAGGTCTTGAATTTTCTTCGATTAATGCACTTAGCGAAGAACTTGTCGGCAATTATTGGGGTCTTGCGGGCCATTATGCTAATCAGTTAAGAACATTGATTGCACGTGGCGATATTGAAACAACAGAAAATGAAGTTGCATTCAAAGCAAGATTACCTTTAGTCTATGGCGACACAATCACTGAAGGCCATCGTGTCTTTTGGGATTTTAGTGGAACATTCAATCAGTATTATTGGGAAGTTTATGCGTTAGCTGAAGGCGAGTGTTCTCAGTTGAACGACATCACATTTGATGGCGTTTCATATCTTGATGACACAATTGAACAATGGAATGACATATATTTTCACGCGGGTGGTGAAGACCAAACTTATGACACAAATCTTGGCGATGAACCGTTGTTGTTTAATGATTGGACATCAAATCATCGGCTTCGTGGTATTTGTTATGTTGTTGTCAAGTACACAGTGCATGATTCAGTTTGGGGAACAGGTGCGCCGCCAAAACCACTATTTTATTTAAAGGGAAAAAAGGTATACGACCCAAGAAGTACATTAACAGTTTATTCACAAAATCCTGCGCTTATATTGTTGGATTATATTAGAAGCAGTCGTTACGGCAAAGACATTTCGTTAGCAGACACAGCTGGTTTTGAAGATAGTGCAACTTATTGTGAAATACAAAAAACCGAACATGCTGGCGGTGGTTCGATTAATTTGTTTGACTTCAGGGGCGAAATAAAAACAACTGATAAAGTCAAAAAGAATGTTGAAGCGATTTTGTTCACAATGCGCGGAAGTTTGCCATATATTAACGGAAAGTACACTCTTGTCATAAAGCGACATGACGATTCAGGAACGTTCAACATTAACGAGGACAACCTTTCAGGAAGATTCGAAGTTAGTGAAGT